TCTCGAGATTAATCACACCCTTCAAATAATTTTGAAGGAACCTATATGCCTCATCATCAGATGAAGTAAATCTAATAATTTTCAAATTTTTATCCTCTTTTAATACATTACAAAATTTTATTAAATCTTTAAAGTTTAATATTTCGTATGTATTTCCTGAGTCCAAAGTTATCAATATTATCATAATGTGTACCAAGCATATTTATAGTTCTTCTTAAGTCAATATCGCATGTTCTTAGAGTCTGTTCGAGCTCTGCTCGATTACAGAGTCTTAGAAACGATATTGTATGCAGTTCCTTAGAGCTTGTTCGAGCTCTGCTCGATTACAAGGTTCTTTGGAACTGCATAGTACTTTAAAGAACTAATATGCTTGTATACCACATTTGGTGATATTAGATAACTTTAGTGAGTCAGGAAATACTCGAAATATTCTTTAAAGATTATAATTTTGTAATGATATATTGAGGATAAAAAATAATTATTAGATTTACTACCTGCATGATAGGCATAACTAGGTTCCCAAAATTATATAGGTGTGATAGCTCGAGTAGGAGAGATATGGCTTATGACACTTTATTAGTTAGTCCAGAAACTAGCAGGGCAGGTAGTCCTACAATGTATGATTTAGTAACTTAGCAAAAAAGCTGGAAAGTTTAGGCATTGGGCAAGAGAAGATTTTCTAATATCTGCTGTCTATAGGCTCAATCTATTAGAAGGCTTACCTTGCTGCTGATGCCTGAACTTTAATAAAAAAGCGTTATAAGCCACAAAAGTTCTACTCATTGACGAGTTATTTAATAGCTAACGATGTAGTAGTGAAACACTAGGTAGGACAAGGTGGTCTCTAAAGGTCTAAAAAGTCGTGGAGAGAAATCTTGGTAAGTCTTTTTAGCCCCTAGGCAGGAGACCACCCCACCTACCTAGTGTATCTATAGCATACTCATACAAAATCTAGCAGTTTTTCCGTCAACCAGATTTGCCCGTAAGTAGTTTACACTAACTTCAAAAGTCTAGTAGTTTTTTCAATAGTTTTGGGTAGTTTTTGGAAGGGTATTTTTGAGATAAGTAGAACTACTTAGTTGCCCTCAATATGGCTATATGCACCCGGGGGGAGCACTAAAGTTATTATAGTGTTGGATTTTGATTTTGTCAAGAGGGTTGACAAATTTATTTCCGAAGTATATACTAAGCCTATGGCAATGTTACCAACTCAGTCTAATCAGACTCAAAGAAAGCTTACAGAAAAGCAGCAATCCTTTTTAGAACACCTTGTTGAGACACAAGGAGATGCTAAAAAGGCTGCTGAGTTAGCAGGTTATACAAGTCACTATCATCATGTGGTTAAAACCCTTAAGAATGAAATACTTGAACTAACTCAGGAAATCTTGGCAAACTCTGCACCTAAAGCAGCATTTAAGCTTGTCGAGATTATGGAGTCTAATAGACCTATAGTACAAGCTAATAATAAACTATCAGCAGCTCAAACGCTGTTGGATAGGGTTGGAGTTAGTAAAATAGATAAGTTAGATGTTAATCACAACTTAAACAGTGGTATCTTTGTCATGCCTGATAAAGCCCCACTGGATTTACCAGAGGAAGATTATGAAGATATTTCTAACAGAGATTGAAGAAAAAGGCAAAAAGTATGCAGGACCTAATATAGTTGCAGAAAACTTAGCAGAAGCTGAAAAAGCAGCTAAAGCAAATAACTTAATATTAGTAGGAGAGTTTGTTGAGTTGGTTGTTGGTAGTGGGTTAATGCATTATTTAGAAGAAGAAATACACAACAAGGACAGGGTGTTACACTAATGGCAGCAAAGAAAAGAAAAAGTACCGTAAACAAAGCAGGTAATTACACAAAACCTACTATGCGTAAAAGATTATTTAATAAAATTAAAGCTGGTAGTAAAGGCGGTAAGCCGGGGCAATGGTCAGCTAGAAAAGCTCAAATGTTAGCTAAACAATATAAAGCTGCCGGTGGTGGTTATAAATAATGAGTCGCCCTCAACAAATACAACAAGTAAACTTTGTTGACCTTGCAGAACTAATTAGGCAACAACAGCTAGAATGTAATGGTTAATGATGGATTTTATTTTATTTATAATTTTATTTTTTTGTATTATTGCTATGATAGGTGAAAATTCTAATCCTAGAGGCATGAATATTTTTTGGTATAAGGTTGGTGTAGAAACTAGAAAATATTATAAAGCTTTAATTGAATACGACTCTGGTAATAATAAAGGTAACGGACCAAGATAAAATGGCTGACCCTAAAAAAGGTACAGGTAAAAAACCAAAAGGCTCTGGTAGACGTTTATATACTGACGAAAATCCTAAAGATACTGTTAGTATTAAGTTTGCTACTCCAGCAGATGCTAGGGCAACAGTAGCTAAAGTAAAAAGAATTAGAAAACCTTTTGCTCGTAAAATACAAATATTAACTGTTTTAGAACAACGAGCTAAAGTATCTGGTAAAAATGAACAGGCTAGAATAGCCAAACGAGGCAAAGAAGCAATTAGGAAAAAACATGGCACTAAAAAAAAGTCAAAAAAGTCTTAGAGCTTGGACTAAACAGAAATGGCGAACTAAGTCAGGTAAAAAGTCTTCAGAGACTGGAGAACGCTATTTACCTGAAGCAGCTATTAAAAGCCTTACTCCGCAGGAGTACGCTGCGACTTCTCGAAAAAAACGCAAAGATACTAAAAAAGGTAAACAGTTTTCTAAACAACCTAAACGAGTTGCTAAGAAAGTACGCAAATACAGGAAAGTATCATGAGTAAAAAGAAAGATTCACGACTTGCAAAAGCTGGAGTATCTGGTTATAATAAACCTAAAAGAACTCCAAACCATCCTACTAAATCACATGTGGTTGTTGCTAAAGAAGGTGACAAAATTAAAACCATTAGGTTTGGACAACAAGGTAAAAAAGTAGGTACACTTAAAGGTACAGCAGGTAAACCTAAAAAAGGAGAGTCTGCTCGTATGAAAGCTAAACGTAAGTCTTTTAAAGCTCGTCATGCTAAAAATATTAAAAAAGGAAAGATGTCCGCAGCTTGGTGGGCAGATAAGGTAAAATGGTAAAATTAACAGAAAAAGAAATACAACTTATAAATAATATATTGTCTGAAAACTAATATGCCACATGCAGGACATTTTGGAGTAAAATCCGCAGCTAAACGCAATAGAATGGCTCGTAATAAAGCACGTGGTCAAGTTGTTAGTGATGAACAAATTGCTGATAACTGGGATAAAATTTTTAATAAATCTAAAACACAGGAGAAAAAATAATGGACATTGATGTTATTATTGGCTTGTTAATAATTGTAGGAATAGGTATTTTTGCTTTTAGAGTTAAGAATCCTCAAAAATATGAAGAAGTTAAAGAAGTTTTACAAGACTACTGGGAAAATCTTAGAACCTATTTTGACTAATAATTGTAATGGATATATTACCTGACGGTTACATTCGTAAAAAATCCTCAACTATACCTTTTGGGTATGAAGAGGATGGGATGATTGAAGGTTATTTAAAACCTATTCCTCAACACTTATCAGTACTAAAAGAAGTATCTGAAGCTGTATTTCATGGTGAAATTAGTTTAGGTATTGGAGTTGATTGGTTAGAAGCTGAAACAGGTAAAAAACTTTCTCGTATGGGTTTAAAAAAATACGTAGATAAGAAGTATGGAAGACTGGGAAAAAAATCCTGAAAAGTACTTGACAAACCCTGATGGGAGCTATATACTTAACAAAGACGGTACTCCACGCAAAAAGGGTGGTAGACCTAAAAACTCAGAACTATCTGATATTCAATTAGCTTTAAGAGCTAAAAAGAAATTAGATAGGAAAAGTACTAAAGTAAAAAAGCTAACTAGAAGTTTAGCAAAAGTAAAAAAAGAAGTAGAAGCAGAAACTAAAGCTTTAACTTCTAATGTTCTTACTAAAGAAGAAACAAAAGTTCTTCCAGATGAATTACAAGAACATTTAGATACTACTGGGTCTCATGTGGCATTTATGCCGAATGATGGACCGCAGACAGATTTTTTAGCTGCAGCCGAAAAAGATGTGCTTTATGGTGGAGCAGCAGGTGGTGGTAAAAGCTTTGCAATGCTTATCGACCCACTAAGGTATTGTGATAAGTCAGCTCATCGAGCTT